CAAGCTTCTGAAATCGTTGCGGGATGCGGTCAGCAATCGCTCCGAGCCTGTGCCTCCGGGCTGGATGCTCGCAGATGAATACGCCAGAGTGTGGGGACTGTCCCGGACGCAGGCCAATCGACTCCTGAACCGAGGCGTGCATGCCGGGCTGATCGCAGCAAAACAGTTTAGAATCAAGACACCGAAGCGAGGGGTTTACCCAACATGGCACTACATAGCAAAAAGCGAGGAAACGAAGTCCAAGGCGACCCGAAGCTCTCGGACGCGGAAGTGAAGGAGCTGCTCGAAGCGGCACCGAAGCTCGTCTACCGGGCCATCCTCAACGGGTGGATCCAGCCGCCTAAGTACAAGCTCACCGACGCTCAGATTGACAACCTGATGCGCCGCTAGTACGTCAGCAATGTCCCTTGCGTGAGGGACCGGGAGTAGCGTCCCGAAACAACGAATGAACAACCCAGAACCATCAACCCAGCCAATCCCGGCAGGCTTCAAGGAGCATCTTCTGCTTCTTCGTTGTGCCTACGCTACCCGGGGTTGGTTGGGTTGGTGCTTTTGTTTCATACCATGAGCGAGAAGAAGAGATCACCAGCGTTCCAGTTCTATGCGGACGACTTTCTGGCTGGGACGCTAGAAATGAGTCAGTCAGACGTCGGAGCTTTTATCCGATTGCTATGCCATCAGTGGAGCCGCGGTTCAATTCCGGTTGAAACCGAAAAGCAACAGCGGTTGGCTGGCGGTTCAGTCTCGGTTGACGTGCTGGCTAAGTTCCAGTTGTGCGATGACGGTCTCTTGAGGAACGCAAGGCTTGAGGCTGAAAGAGAGAAGCAACAGGAGTACCGAAACAAACAACGCGAAAAGGGCCTAAAATCAGCACTTGCAAGATCAGTGGTCAACCACGGTTCAGCCGCGGTTGGAACTACGGTTGAACAGAGCCACCAACCGGACGGTCAACCGGATGGTCAACCGGAACTCAACTCTCCGTCTCCGTCTCCTATTATAAAGAATACACCAAGTATATCGCCGTGGGTGGTTGCCTTCGGAGTCGAGTTGCCGGAGAGCCTTCGTACCGAGAACTGCCTCGAAGCCGTGAAGCTCTGGCTCAAGTACAAGTCGGAGCGTCGTGAGGGTTACAAGCAGACCGGACTCAAAGCAGCACTGACGAAGTGGTCCAGAGAGTTCAATCCGGCTACGTTCCCGTCTGCGGTTGACCACTCGATGGCTCAGGGTTGGAAAGGAATATTTGCGCAGACCCAGCAGAGCATTCCTCAGATCCAGCAACCCACCGTGAAGAAGGAACTCGATCTGAAGGACTGGATATGACCGAGGCATACTTCTCTCCATCCGACGAACTGGGATTCCTCGGGGCATGCATTGGTGGGAGCATCGACACGGCAAGTGAAGCTGTGGCTCAGGTCAGTCCTTCGATGCTCATCAACGAGGACATCCGGGACACCCTTGAGGTCATCGCCGTACTGGCTCGTGAGAACAAGTCAGCTTCCATCGAGAACCTCACCAGAGCTTGGAGGCAGACCAAGGGATCCGTTGGGTTGCCAACCAGCACTTGGGCAGAAGCCATGCAGGCATGTCCATCTGAGGCGAATCTGCCGTATTACGTCACTGGAATCAGAGAAGCGCATCATCGACGCAAGCTCCGTGACGCAGCCGCAAAGCTGATGGCGGACACAGCATCCGCGGCAGTCCCATTGGACCAAGCGTTAGCTAACCTCGAAGCTGGCATCACCTTGGAGCAGGACCAGACGCCGAACTCCACCACAGCCAAGGACGTGGTCAGCGCCTTCGTCTCAGCCACCGAGGAGCGTTGGAAGCGCAAGGGTCAGCTCTCAGGCATTACCAGTGGCATCCCACGTCTGGACAACCTCACAGATGGCATCCAGCTCGGTGAGATGACCCTCATTGCTGCACGTCCAAGTATCGGCAAGACAGCCATGGCCGTAAGTGTCGCCAAAGCCGCGTGCATCGAAGCCAACGTCCCAACCCTCTTCGTCTCATGCGAGATGTCCGAGCAGGCGCTCATGCGTCGTCTGGTCTCTGCCGTAGCCAACGTGCCCATGCAGGCCATCAAGACCGGAGAGCTATCGGACATCCACATGGGTCGCATGTCCCAAGCGATCAAGCTCATTGCCTCGAAGCCCCTACACTTCCTCGACCTCTCGGCCAACGCCAAGATCGGAACTATCATCGCAGCGATCCGTAGGGCATCCCGCAAACACGGCGTGCGTCTGGTGATCCTCGACTACCTCCAGAAGGTCAGAGCATCCGGCAAGCACGAGAAGCGCACCTACGAGGTGGCCGAGGTCAGCGGAGCCCTGAAGGCTTGCGCAGTAGCGACAAACACTGCCATGCTCTGCCTCGCACAGCTCAATCGGGAGAGCGAGAAGGAGAAGGGACGCAAGCCAAGACTCAGTGACCTAGCAGACTCCGGACAGATCGAACGTGATGCCGATACCGTGCTGCTGCTGGACCGAGAACGCACCGAAGCCAGAGGAGAAGCAACATTGGCAATCGCTAAACAACGAGATGGTGAATGTGGATTTGTCACCATGTGGTACGAAGGTGCCTATTGTAGATTTGAACCTGCGCTGTTGCAGGATTCGTAAACAACACAACATAACATAACATGATTAGATGCAACATTAACGTCAGCAAAGTAGATAAGCAGTATCTGTATGAGGGTAAAACCGGTAAGTTCCTCGAGGTAACCCTTCTGGAATCCAAAGGTGGACCTGATAAGTACGGCAACGATGGATTCATCGTCCAAGGTGTCTCCAAGGAAGCCCGTGACCGAGGTGAACGTGGACCGATCATCGGCTCATGGAAGCACTCGACCAAGGCTCCCCGACCCCAAGGTCATCCTACCGGCGGAACCCAGCCCGTAGACGACAACCTGTTCTAAGCCTCTAAAAGCCCCTAGGAGATGAGTTGCGCTATGGTGACCCTCGCCAGAGAACAAAACGCCTCCTAGGGGTATCCTAGCTTCAGGAAACAGCATCACATGGAAGAGCTAGAGTACGCACTACGCATGATACCACCCTCATACCGGGACTGGGTAGTCCGTAGCGTCAGAGCAGGCAGTGCCTCACCAGAACAGGTCGCCGCTAGGTTCTCCATGTCGGACAGTGACCCGGCCTATAAGCTCATCATCCGTGGCTTTGAGCATATTCGTGTTGCTCCGGAGTCATATCTTAATGCAATGATAGAGAAGGTAATGAACTAGGTATAGTTATACCCTAAGTATATATGTCTAATAAGATCAAATCAGTGGATATAATCGAGAAACCACCGTCGGTACATGTCACCTGCTATGCTTATGGTGATATGCACTCCGCGGTACTCACCTCTTGGATAGATCTCGCTAATTACTTTGCACAACGTACCAGATACGCTGCATTGCGTACTATCAGAGAGGATGCATTGATTAGCAGATCACGTTGTCGAGCCACCAAGTTCTTCCTCGATGACGACAAGGACGTCTGGATCCAGTTGGACCATGACATCCAGTTCGGCACAGCGGACCTGATGATCATGGCGGACCTAGCGCACAAGCACCAAGCTGCCGTCTGCATGCCCTATTCCTGCAGGGCACTACCTCCTAGGCCAGCCTATCGCCCCAAGCCAGAGGCTACTCCATTGGAGTATGAACCCAGCCTCACCCCAATCCTATTCTTCGCCTCTGGTGCCGTAGCCATACCTCGTAAGGCTCTGGAGCAATCCCTAGAGATCCTAGCCACCGATGCCGTGCCGCATCCCTATCGCATAGACTGGGCTAACGACGAGATGGCAGGCATGTTCCCGACACTCTGGCTCCCATTCCTCCTAGAGTGCGATAAGGGTAAGGACTACCTCTCCGAGGACTATGCCGCCTCAGCCCGTCTCACACTTGCTGGGGTCAAACAGTACATGTATACCCCGATCGAGAAACTCAGACACTGGGGTGACTTCAACTTCACGCTCTAACCTATGAAGGAGAACACCATGAGGTTGGCGGAGAAGGCGTATCAACTGCGAGCCGCTGGAAACATCTATCGCAAGGTTGGAGAAGCACTAGGCGTCACAGCATCACGTGCCGTGCAGCTCGACCAGATGTATAAGCGCCGTCAGATGATGGAGGATTGGCAACGTGGACTCAGCTACAGGACACTAAGTATCCTGCATGACGTAGACGCTGAAACAAAGGAACAGGCCACGCAGCAATACCTGAAGTGGAATCAAGAGAAGCCAAGCCGATGGCCCAGATGCTACTCGTGGGTAAGGCATAAGGAACTCGCACGATGCCTTGGCATGCCAGAGCCTATACAGCCCACCCCAAAGCGTAGAACATGCCCCCACTGCGGTAAGGAGATCTAGGAATGGGTAAGCCCAAGAACCTCGGCAAGGACGTATCACTGCGTAAGCTCGCAGAGGAGCTTGGTACCCATCGCAATCGCATCACGTGGGCGCTTAAGGATGACCCAAGAGTCCCAGAAGAGGAACGCGAGAAGATCAAGACACTCTGCCGTGAGCGAGGCTACACCTTCACCAACCACCCAGACCAGCACCACAACGATAAGCTCACCCAAGACCGAGCTGACGTCATCGTCGCAGGTATCCTAGAGAACAAGCCACTAGCCACCATAGCAGCCGATTCCCAGCTCACAGAACACACAGCGTTCAAGCTCATCCGCGGCGTTAAGGTGCCTAAGGACTACCCAGAGACCGAGGAAGCATGGCGAACAGATGTCATATCCTTCATGGAGATTGCCATCTGGAAGGGCACTAAACGCTTGGCAGAGAACGGGATGGATGAGATTGACTCACGCACAGTCCCGGTGTCGGTAGCCATCCTCACGGACAAGTTGGCGGTTACAAAGGGCCAACCCACGTCAATCCACGCTTCTTTATCGTTAACGGCCAGCCATCGGGACCTGATGAAGGAGCTGGGCACCAAGGGCCAGCAGGACGTTGTCGAGGTCGAGACCAACGCTGAGGTGCTCCCGGAAGGCTCCTGACAGCCACTCACAATAGGTATTATATTTAATTGAGAGGATCTGATGCCAAGCATTAGCCAGTATCATCGCGAAGAATCCGAGTCGGTCATACCAGATGCGTCGGGCATAGGGGGGGAGGGGGTCGAGCATTCCGAGGGGCCGACAAAGGCGACGCATTCCCCAATCGGAAAAAACTTTGCAAATCGCCCTGCTCGCAAGTGCCTGATCTGCTCCCGGTCGTTTACCCCGGACCGTGAGACTGGCCGGTTCTGCTCCGAGAAGCACCAGATCGCGTGGTGGAACGAGCAGCCGCAGCATCCGGTGATCCCGAAGGTCCGTGCGGACCATCCCAGAGCCTTGGAGTTGCGTGAGCAGCGGACCCAACTGTGCCTCTTGGAGAAGGCTGATCCCTACACCTACGGATTCGTGCCGGATCACTGGGAGCTAGCCAACAAGGTATGGGCTGAGTGCTCTGAGCTGCTGATCTCTGGTGGCAACCGGGCTGGGAAGACGCTGTGGGCAGCTAGGCGGGTGGTGGAGACCCTCCTGAGCAAGGAGAACTGCAACGTCTTGTGTTGCCATACGAGCAATGCCACGAGCGTCACGGTGCAGCAACCTGCGATCTACCAGTACCTACCGGTGGCCTTGAAGGCGACGAAGAAGGGGAAGATCCACTACCTGAACTACTCGAGGAAGAACGGTTTCACGGATGGGTCCTTCATCCTGCCTAACGGCTCCCGCTGCGACTTCCTGAACTACACGCAGAGTGAGAATACCATTGAAGGCCGTGAAGCGGATCTGATCTGGTGCGACGAGCTGGTGCCGCAGAGCTGGGTAGATACGCTGAGGTATCGGTTGGTTACACGTAGGGGTAAGCTGCTGGTGACGCAGACTCCGCTCGAGGGTGTGGCATCAGTCTACAAGGAGTTCACTGGTGGTGCGGCGATTACCGAGTGGCACAAGGGGCAGATGCTGTCCGGGAAGCAGGGATTGCCCACTTGGCCAGTAGGGAAGGCACCTAGGGTGATGCGGCTGGAGAAACAGAATCGGTCCACGGTGTTCTTCTTCAGTGAGGACAACCCATACAACCCGTGGGACGAGATGAAGTCCAAGCTGGTGGGTGCGCCGATGGGGCAGATTCTGACGCGTGCCTATGGCTGGGCATCGGATAACATCGGCAAGGCCTTTGCGAGGTTCCGGCCTGAGACGCACTGCATCCCTAGAAGCAAGATTCCTGATGGGGGTACGCTGTACATGGTCTGCGACCCGGCTGGCAGCCGTAATTGGTACTGCTTGTGGATGCTGGTCTACGAGGATGGCCGGAAGGTGGTGGTGCGTGAGTTCCCGGACTTCACCGGGTACGGAGAGTGGGCGCTGCCATCGGAGAAATCGGACGGGAAACCGGGTCCGGCACAGACGTTGGAGGCTGGTCGCAGCGTGATCGAGTACCGGCAGTTGTTCCGTACCATCGAGGAAGAGATTGGCCGTGGGGAGCCGGTGATGCGGCTGATTGACCCAAGGGCGGGTGGCAGTCCGGCACTCAGCGAACAGGGTGGGACGACGCTGATTGACCTACTGGCCGAGCCTAGCGATCAGGACGATGGAATGGCGTTTATTCCAGCGCCGGGCGTGCCGGTGGACCAGCGCACTGCTGCGATCAACTCCGATCTGAGCTACGACGCGACCAAGCCGCTGACGTCGTTGAACGAGCCGAGGCTCTACGTGGTGGACGACCTGCACAATCTGATCTGGTGCATGTCAGAGCATACGGGCAGGGATGGCCAGAAAGGTGCATCCAAGGATCCGATCGACTGCTTGGGCATGCTTCTCATCTCGAAGGTTGAGCATGTGGGAGCCGGTGGGCTGGATAGCTACGGCGGAGGGGGGTATTAGCGTTGCTTTTTAGGCAAAAAGAGACCAAAGGGCTGCAGATGCAATACGCGACGAGCTATAAGACAAGTGGTGATGCAATGGCGCATGTGGGTGACGCGCCGGACGTGGGTGCGCTGAACGAGGAGCTGCGACGTGCGGCAACCGACTTTGGTCTAGGGACGAGGGTAGGGCAGGCCGAGAACACCCGGTACTGCCGCTGGGACGGTCAGAGCGGGGATGGCAAGAAGTGGAATGACAACCAGCCCAACGGGAAGATGGCGTTCCCTTGGGACGGTGCGTCTGATACGCGGATCCCGCTAGCCGACGAGGTCGTGAACGGGCTGGTTGACGTGTGCTCCACGGCCTTCTGGCGCTCCATGCTGCGTGTGGCTCCGACCAACGTGCGGAATCTGGACACCGCGGTGACGGCGCATTCACTCATGGACTGGGTGATGAACCAGAAGCTCTACACGGACATGACCCGTGAGGTGGAGCTGCTGAGCCAGTACTTGTGGACCTATGGTTGGGCCGGATGCCATGTCTCGTGGCAGCAGGAGATTGGGCAGAAGGAGCAGTACGTCACGGTCGAGCAGCTCATGCAGATCGCGGCGCAGAGTCCTCAAGGCAGCGTGCTGGCGGATCTGCCGAATCTGTTGGCGAATCCGGACGCCACCGATCAGTTGGCCGAGTTGCTCATGGCGGCTTTCCCGAATATCAAGAAGCGAAAGGCTCTGGAGTGCGTGAAGGATCTGCGTGAGGAAGGTGAATGCGAGATCTACGTGCCGACGCTGGTGAAGAACTCTCCGAGCGTTGCAGCTTTGGCACCTTACGATGAGCTGGCTTTCCCTCCGGAGACGACCGATATCCAGAGTGCGCGCGTGGTTTTCCGACGCTGCTACATGACCGAGATCGAGGTGATGCAGCATGTTGAGACTGACGAGTGGAATGAGGAGTGGGCCAAGCAGGCGATTGCTACACGCGGAAGGTTCAGCAACTTCAGCGACTACACCTACACGATCGGGCTGACCAACAACGCGGTGCTGGACCGTGAGAATCTGATCGAGGTCGTCTACGCGTATCAAAAAGCCCTCGATGAGGACGGTGTCCCGGGCGTCTACTGCACGGTGTTCTGCCCTCAGGTGGGCAATGCTTGGGGCAAGTTTGAGCTGATCGACTACGAGCACGGGCAGTACCCGTTCATCGTGTGGCGTAGCGAGGTGATCCACCGGAAGATCGTCGAGAGCCGTGGAGTTCCGGAGATCTGCGCGACATGGCAGAACGAGATCAAGGCCCAGCGCGACTCGATATTCGACTACACGTCGTTGAACACCATTCCGCCGATTCAAGTGCCGAAGACGAGGGGCGGAAACCTGCGTCTTGGGCCTGCGGTGCAGATTCCGGTGCTGCGTCCGGGCGAGATCTCGTTCATGCAGCCGCCTGCCCGGGAGCCGTCGGTGGCTTTTAACCTCATCGCAGCCATCGAAACTCAGGTGGATCGGTACTTTGGCCGTCCTACCGAGAAGGTGCCTCCTGCGCTCACTCAGATGCGGCAGCAGAGGCTCGTGAACAACTGGCTGCACGGCTGGACCGAGGCGTTTCGTCAGGTTCTGAGCCTCACGCTGCAATACACTGGGCCAGAGGAAGTGGCTCGTATCACCGGAAGCAACGTTCCTCTGAGCACCAACGTCCAAGAGTTCGATGTTTCGCTGAAGTTCGATGTGCGAGAGCTGCAGACCGACCTCGTGACCGAGAAGCTCAAGGCGCTTTCGAGCCTCGTGTTGCCGCTGGATAGTGTTGGCGTGGTGGATCGCACCAAACTTGTGGGTCTGGCGCTGCGTGCGATTGATCCGACGCTTGCGAATGAGCTTATCATGCAGGCTGGACCGGCATCGCAGAAGATGTTCGACGAGACCAACGACGAACTCGGCCTCATGAGCCTTGGCAATCCGCCCAAGCTGCGTGAGAACGATCCGACAGCTCAAGCAAGGCTTAACTTTGCGCAGCAGATCCTGCAGGCGAACCCGAAATATCAGCAGCAGGCACAAGCGGATCCGTTGTTCCAAGCCAATCTGCAGAAGTACGTGGAGAACCTGCAGTTCAGCGTCCAACAGCAGCAGAACGCGGTCACTGGACGCCTTGGCGTGCAACCCGGAGCGACTACTCAATGAGAATGACTGACGAACAGCTCAAGATGGCGCTGGGTGGCGTGGGTGAACATGAGCCGGTGCTGCGTGCATTGCGGCAGGTGCTCAGTGAATTGATTGCTGACGAGGTCTCCGCAGCGATCAACTCGGCATTGACTCCAGAGGCAAGGGCCTACAACTGCGGACGAGCGGCTGCTCTATCGGATGCACGCTCGTTCCTCGTGGAGATGGGTCTGAAGCTGGAAGCTCCCCAAGAATAATTGGTTGACGTTAGCGGTAACGTAGTCCATGAGGGCTTCAGCTTTCTGGGTTTAGCGTTAAACCCTGTCGTAGTATGCCCGACTTGCAGGGCCTAAACAGCATGGAAGCAACACAAACCGGGGAAGCGACACCCTCCCAAAACACGGCACAACCGCTCAACCCGCTCCCGCTCGACACGGTGGCGTTGGCGAAACTGTTGGAGACTCGGTTCTCTGAGACTCCGACAAAAGCTGTCGAGGAACCGGAACCAGCCGCTGCGAGTGCAGATGAGCCGGTTGCCGAGGAGTCAGCGTCCGAGACTGCTGAGACCGGGGAGGCGACACCCGTGGAGGATCCCGCTGAGGAAGAAGAGACTTCTCAGCAGACTGAAGACGCTACCGAGGACGAACCGGCTGGAGTCCAGAAGCGCATCAACAAGCTTGTAGCCCAAAAAAAGGAGGCCGCAGCAAAAGCGGAAGCCTTGGAGCGGGAGCTGAATGAGGCGCGGACGAAGCTGGAAGCACTCGAGCAGCAGGCGGCAGTACCGCAGGCGGCAGCGACGACCGACAATCCGTTCTCTGACATCTGGGACGAAACGAAACTCAGCGATGAGTACCGCAAGGCCCGGGAGTTGAAGAGGTGGTGCGAGGACAACGCTGACGGCTGCGAAGTGGGCGGGAAAGAGTACAGCGCGGATGAGATCAAGGCGATTCGGCGACGAGTTGAGGATGCCTTGGATGTTCACATTCCGACGCGGCACCAGTTCTTGACCACGTACAAGCAAGTCCGGCCAGTTGCGGAGAGTGCGTACCCTTGGTGGAAGGACCGTAGCAATCCGACGTATTCGGAAGCGCAGCAGGTGTTGCGGCAGATGCCACAGCTTGCGTCGTTTCCTGACTACCAGATTGCCATAGGTGACTTCCTAGAAGGTCGGAAGGCTCGAATGGAACGCGAAAAGAGTGCGAAGGCTCCTGTGAAGGCTCCCGTGAAGGTGGCCCCGAAGCAGCCTGCGGCTCCTAAGGCGAGTCCAGTCAAGTCTGACAAGGCCAACGATGCGGCGAGGTCTGCCAAGAAGGCTTTCAACCAAAGCGGGAGCACTGCCGATCTGTCGCGGTTGCTTCAACACACACTTCTAAAAACCTAATACCATGGCATATCTTGGAGTAAACAATCAGGTCGGCGTCCGCGAGGAATTGGCCGACTATATCGCTAACGTCGACGCTAAAAGTACCCCCTTTGTGTCGATGTCTCCCAAGGGGAGGGATCTTGGAAACGTGGTCATGTCATGGCAATGTGACGATTACTCCGCCCCTCAGCTTGGCGGCGTGATCGACGGCACTGACGTCTCCAGCTACACGAACGAGTCGGCCAATCGTCTGCGCGTTACCAACTACGCTCAGGCTTTTCGCCGCAACAGCCGGGTCGGCTTCATCGCCGAGACCCAGAACGTTGCCGGTGCTGCCTCTGAGGTCGCCTACAACGTCGCCAAGCTCCTCGTTGAGATTAAGCGCGACATGGAGTCCACGTTCCTCTGCACCAATCAGGCGGCGCAGCAGGACAACGGTTCCACCAACGCCTACCAGACCGGTTCCCTCGGTAACTGGCTCCTCGGCACCAACAGCTCCAACATTGGTGCTCTTGCCTCTGGTTCCGCCTTCGCTCCTGCTGGCGGAGTTACCCCGGGCACTGCGGCTACCAACGCCATCAGCTCCGTCACCTCTGCGGCGTTCACTGAGACCGCTGTCCAGAACGTGCTCACCGCCATCTACTCCAAGACCGGCGTGTATCGTGACTACGACTGCATTCTCGGCACGACTCTCAAGCGCGCCTTCACCAACCTGACCAGCTCTTCCGCCACTCAGGTTGTCAACACGAACAGCATCGCTGCCACCAGCGTCCGGACGTTCAATCAGGAGCTGTCCAGCTCGACGTTCTCGTCCTCCATCGACGTGTTCGAGGGTGACTTCGGTCGTCTGATCCTGCACCCCACCACCTTCATCGGTGGTAAGAGCACCACCACTCTGGCTTCTGAGGCGTACCGTGGCTACGTGATCCCGATGGACATGGTTGAGATCCGGTACTGCAAGCTGCCCGAGGTTAAGGATCTCCCTGACGCTGGCGGAGGCCCGATTCGCTTGGTGCAGGCGATCAGTGGACTTGTGGTAAAAAACCCGGGCGGATTTGGGATGTTCGCTGGCGCGTCGTAATCAATCGTTCAACGGGGAGCATCTGCCATATCGGTGGGTGCTCCCCTTTTTTCTATCATGCAATCACCCATACTAGACAACGTACTCGAAGGACTTCCGGCGCAACTGCGTCAGGATGTGGTCAAGGAACTGGCTACCGGCTATCACGCGGATCTGGTGAATGCCGAGGTGCATCAGAAGCGCATTGCAAAGGACAGCCAACAGGATCTCCGCAGCATCGACGGCATTGGTCGGTTGCGGATGCGTATCGACCCGACGCTGTATCATCACTGGGGAGCGAAACTGGGTTACGAGTGCTGGAAAGACTCTCAGTTCCTGCGCGAGGTGGAGCGGGACAACCCCGAGGTGCGCGTGAAATGCGGGGGAACCAAGTTGCAGGTCGGCTTTGCTCCGACGAACACTAAGTTCAGCAAGAAATACTGAGGTATGGCACAGCAGCCAATCGACGTCGGGACAGTACCCAATGATGGAACGGGAGATCCGTTGCGTGATGCCTTCATCAAGTGCAACGACAACTTCTCGGACCTGTACAACCTCGTCTCGGCTGCTGGTGCTCCTGTAAACGCGGAGTATTTGGTCAAGTCTGCCAACGGGACGCTGACGCTGGAGCGGGTGGTTGGTAACTCGACCACAGTTGTAGCCAACTGGTCTACTGCTGGGCAGGTCTCCTTCGAGCGTGCGGCTCTGACCGGTGACGTTGCGGCTTCGGCCAACAGCAACTCGACCACGATCCAGCCGGGTGTGGTCAACACGACCAAGCTGGGTGGTGACATCACTCCGCAGGGCAAGGCCATCCTCGACGACGCAACGGCTACCCAGCAGCGCAGCACCATCGGAGCGACGACCTACACGCACACGCAGTCTGTGGCGGCCAACCCTTGGGTCATTAACCACAACCTCAACGCCTATCCGACGGTCTGGGTGATTGATCCCATCCTTAACCGCGCTGGTTGGGCCGAGGTCGAATATCCATCCGCAAACACTGTAAACGTCCACTTCCCCGGTGCTTGTACCGGAATCGCTTACCTCAACTTCTAAGACACTATGGCAGTTCCGTTTCTAAACTCCATCACGCTCAACAAGAACGAGGTTCAAGACTTCAAGGTCTATAACATCGGCACCGGGAACCCGACGCTATCATCTGGTGGAGACATAGGATACTTCTGGACCGACACGACTGGTTCAGCCTCTGCGCGAGTTCTCAAGTGGTGGGATGGATCCAATGTCCGCACGTTACTCGACAGCTCTTCCACGACGGTTGTCGCTGCGGATCTTTCCGGTGGCGCTGCTGGCAGCCTTCCGTATCAGCTCACGGCTGGTGACACCGTATTCCTCGGCATCGGCACTGCGGATCAAGTTCTCAAGGTCAACTCTGGGGCAACCGCTCCTGAGTGGGTCAATCAATCCAGCCTCAGTGTTGGATCGGCCACCAACAAACCGGGCGGAACTCTTGGTGACATCCTTGTCCAATCTGGAAGTGGGACGACCACATTCCTAAACGTTGGCACTGTCGGCCAAGTCCTCACCAGCAACGGAGCGAGCCCAGCCTACGTCAATCAGTCCAGCCTCAGTGTTGGGGCGGCCACCACGGCGACGACCGCTACAAATGTCGCTGGAGGTGCTGCTGGAGAGCTTCTCTACCAGAGCGGTCTTGCTACGACTGCAAAGCTGGGCGTTGGGACAGACGGCTACATCCTCACCTACGACGGAACCAATACGAAGCCGAAGTGGTCTGCTTCGATCCCTGCTGGTTCGGTTTCTGGTCTGGCTGCTTCCGCCACCACCGACACGACGAACGCTGCGAACATCTCTAGTGGTTTGCTGCCTTTGGCTCGCTTGGCGTTGGCTACGGGTCAGTTCTATGTCGGTGATGCTTCCAACAATCCTGCAGCCACTGCCAAGTCCTCGATCTCGCTGACCGGATTCGGCGCTCTGACTGCGGATCTGGACATTGCCGGGTTCAACATCATCAACAGCGGAAACGTTACCTCCGGATCGTCCGGCTCCACGCTGGCCACCAAGGGCTACGTTGACTCGGTTGCTCAGGGATTGGACATCAAGGCGAGCTGCTTGGTGGCGTCCACTGCGGACATCAACCTGAGCGCACCCGGATCCGGGCTGATCGACGGAATTGATCCGGTAACCTTCACCAGCGGCACCACCCGAATCTTGGTGAAGGATCAGAGTCTGTCTCAGCAGAACGGCATCTACATCTGGAACGGGGCTGCGTCTGCGATGACTCGGTCGCTGGATGCCAACACTTGGGATGAGCTGGTTGGCGCGTTCACGTTCATCGAGACTGGAACTGCTAATGCGGACTCTGGGTGGGTCTGTACGGCCAATGCAGGTGGCACGCTTGGTACGACTCCGGTTCCATTCGTTAAGTTCTCCCAAGCCGGTTCCTACACCGCTGGCAACGGCATGGTGCTGTCTGGTGGGGTGTTCCACTTCGCGCAGTCGGCTGCGTATACCGCTGGTCGGATTCCGTTCGCATCGAGCACCTCTGCGATCGGGTTCAATGCAAATCTGTTCTGGGATAACACGAACAGCCGCCTTGGCATCGGGACGGCGACGCCTTCGGTCAGCCTTGATGTAAACGGTTCAGCATATTTCCGAGACAGCTCCGCGATTGTCGGCGCAGGAAAGACGCTTGAGTTCATCTCGACGTACCCAAACCGGACACAGTTATATCAGACCGCTGGAAACAACTTTACCTTAGACAACATCTCGTCTGGCGGATTCCTGTTTTACACAAACAGTAACCTCCGCGCCACACTGGACTCCTCCGGCAACCTTGGGTTGGGGGTGACGCCTGCATACCGATTCCACGTCTATTCTTTGGTCAACAACGAGACGCGATTCCAGACAGCGTCAACCACTGCTGGTCACACGAATCGGTTGAGTT